CCGGCGGCGGTGATGTCCCCGGCCTTATAGGCCGTCTTGGCTCCCGCCAGTTGCTCCCTCACCTGCCCTGCCGCCTCTTTCTCCGACTCCTTGAGTCCCCGGCCAAGACGATGCAGCGGCAACGGCACCTGCCCCTTGGCCGTCTCTTCCTCTGTAGGAGGGCCGACCAACCCGGCCATGCCCTTGAACGTAGACACCGCCCGTCGCTTAAGCCCCCCAAGGAACGAATCTGGCTGCTCGATGCTCTCGCCGACCATCCCTCGGGGGACAGCGATCCCCGTCGAAGTCTGCTCTACGGGAGTCCAGCCGGGAGCCTCCGTGGTGCTCACTGGCGTCCAGCCGTTATTGTCCTGTGGGGGCATTGGTCAGCTTCCATCCGGGCGGCAGCGGTGTGCCCTTCTTGGCCTTGTGCGTCACGCCCTGCGGGTCCTTGGCGTAGATCACATCGGAGTCGGAGCTGGGTGGCGGCGGAATGGCTTTCGACGACAAAGGATTCCGTTTGGCCACCACGTTGGTCTCTTTCACGTAGTTGTCGATCCGGCGCTTGGCCTCGGCGTAGGACGTGACCGGCCCTGGCGTAGGCAGCTCCGACCTTAGCGTGTTAAACGACCATTTGGCCGCCGACGCCCCGGTGGAGGCTCTCATGCCGCCGATGGTTCCCATGGTCCGGTAGTAGTCGGCCACGAAGCGGTGCTCAGGGCCATCCTCAGCCCCTCCATCCAGCCCCTGCGAAGCCTCACGCAGCGCTCCCTGTTGCAGGCCGATTACCGCCTGTGGCAGTCCCAGATACCACTCGGCTGCCGCCCAGGCCCCTTGGCCTGTGATCGGCTTGGCCTCGTTCTCCATCTGGGAGTTGACCAGCGCGAGGTACTCTGACAACCGCCTGACCGACGTGGGGCTCTTGAACACGTCGAGGTCCGCCGCGAGCCCTCCTGGCGTGCTGGGATCGTCGCCGATGAGGGAGTTCCGCGCCTCGTCGATGGCCGTGGCCTGCTTCTGGAGGATGTTGAACTGGCGCGCGGGGATGCCATGGCGGCCTCCGCTGCCGACTGTGGGCATTGAGGCTGAGGGCTTGCCGCCTCCGCCGCCGCTCGGCGGTGCGGGAATCTTGCTCGTCCCTCCGCCCTTCCCCGGCGCAACCTTCTGCGACCTCGAATACGTGGGCTGCATCTCGAACTGATTGGTCTGGGGATTGAATACCGCTTGCTCACCGGCACGGGCCGTGGGCAGCATTGAGGGCACAACCTGCCCAGCATCGGGTACCACCTGTCCCTCTTGGTCGTATACCACTCCCCCGACCTCGGTCCCGAACAGCTTCCTCGTCGGGTCGTCGGGATCGGAATACATGACAGGCTTAGGCCTTCCGGCGGTCCCCGAATACTTCTCCGAGACGATCTTCCTCGCCTCCTCGGGGGTGATCCCCGGCACCTTGACGAGGCTGTCGTACATCCGCTTGGGCTCATCCCCCTTGATGTCGGCCTCGGCTTGGGACTTCTTCTTCTCGAAGTCCAGCTTCCCCGCTTCCTCCTGCGCCGCTTGGCTCTGCTGGTACAGCGCATCCGGGTCCTGTCCCGCTGGCGTGTAGCCCGGTGGCAAGGGCATTCCTGAGGTTTGGGCCGTCCCACCCCCTCCCGGCCCCGCAGCGGCCTGTGGCGTGGGCGGAGCAGGCATTCCCTGACCCGATGGCTGTGGCGAGGGTTGTCCCGGTTGCCCCCCAGCCCGATGATGCACCAGCTTGTCGGTCAGCTGCCCCAGCTTGCCGATGATCGACTTCGATTCCTTGGTGACCCCGGCGGCTTTCTGCCAGGCGTCAAAGGCTGCCCGGCGCTGCAACTCCAGCTTCTGGCCCTCGGGCGTCAGGTTCCCCTGCGGGTCCATGTACTTGCCGGTCTTGTCTCCGGCGAGCACCTGCGAAATCTCAGCGTAGCTGCGGTGATTGCGCTCGGCCTCAGCCACCCGCTTGGCGTGTGCGTCCTCTAGTTGCTGCCGGACGCCGGGCATCCCTCCCCCGGTGAGGTTTACGAGGAACTGCTTCCACTGGTCTCCACGCGAGCCCGAGCCCGCGCCGGATACCGGAGTGTCGGTTGGAGTCGTGGTCGGAGGCGGTGGCATGGATGTAGACATAGGTTAGGCCAATAGCGCGGCTTCGAGCACCGAGGACACGATCTGGGCCGCTTGGTCCGCTTTCTGGTTATGCAAGGCGTTCGACTCTGCCCTCGAATTCCCCGCCAGATCCGTCAAGTTCTCTGCGGACTTGGCTCCAATCCCCAGCAGGTTCAGCGCCGCATTCAACTGCGAATCCCCCACCTTGCTGGTCTCCCCGGCGACCTTCGTAGCCCCTGCCGCCGCCCCGGCCTTCGCCTGATTCACAGCAGTGTCGATCGCCGACTGCTTCGAGGTCTCCAGCTGCTGCCCCACAGCATTCACTCCTCCGCCACGAGCCGTTCCGCTCGACGCCAGTTGCCGCTTCTGAGCATCCGACTGGGCATTCACCACGTTCGTCACTGGAGCCACGGCATTCAAAGCCGATGTCCGGTTCCCGCTCAGCAGGCTCTGGTAATACTGCGCGGGCGACGCCAGCTGACTCAGCGCATCCTTCTGTGTGGCCTGCCCAGCCGTGTACCCGGCCTCGGCGTTCGGCAGGGCGAAGTTGAACACGTTCGACAGGTCCCCGAAGCCCGCGAGCTGATACTTGCGGTCGGTCTTGGCCCCGGAGCCGGAGAACAGGCTAAAGATCGCGCTGAGTGGAGATCCCATAGCGTTATTGTACCGTGGGCGTCAATCGGCTCCCATCATCTCCCGTGGCCTTCTGTGCGAAGACCACAGCCGCCGGAGCGGTATTCGGCGGCCCACTTGGATCGTTCAGGTAGCAGATCGCCGCGCTAAAGCTGGCGATGACCCCTGACCAATAGTTGTAGCAATCCTCTGCCGGGTTGGGGTTGGCGCGGCCATTGTAGCCGGAGACGCTGCCGCCGCTAACATCCGGGCCGATGGGCGGGAACGGCTCACAGTTTGGAGTCGCTGGAGTCTTCCACCACGTGAGTCCCGTACCACAGCTGGCTGCCGTCGTCGCCGTCAGATAGAACGAGTTGGGCAAGGTGTGATTCCCCGGTACCGAATTCGGATAGTAGGGGTCAGTCGTCGGAACCTCGGAGGAATTGAATTGGTTCGCGGCGTTCACCGTATCGTAGTTGCCCCAGAGCATCGCCGTCTGCGAGACTTCCTTGTCATCATTGATGTTTGAAGATGGTCCCGGCCCGGCATTCGCATCGGGATAGCCGAAGCGGTAGATGTTCGCGTTGAAGCGTCCGCAACTGGCCGTCGAGCTTGGCGCGATGCAGGCATAGTTGGTCGAGCCCGCCGCGCCCAGCACGTTGCCGATGATGTTGAAGTATCGGTCATAGCTGTTGAGGTCAATCGGCGCGGTCGAAGTATCGTTCATAAAGTTGCGGAACAACGCATTCAGCAAGCCGTTCCCGTGGAAGTCGTCCGCCTTGATCGTGTCGCCGATGTTGCCCTCTACGAGGTTGAACATCGCCGCTTCTTCGTGGAAGTCGAGGCCTGTAGTCCCTGAAGGACAATAGGTGCCGCTATCAGGGCAGGCCCAGAAGTTGTAGGCGAACACGTCCCCCGTGTTGCAGCAGCTTCCAACAAACGGCGCGTTATTGTCGATGATGATGTTGTTCTGCACCAACAGGTCACTGGACCCCCACATCTCGAAGCCGTAGCCCGTGGCAGCCCCGCCACAGCCGCCCGTGCAGGCGTATTGCAGCCAGTTGTTCGCCCAAGTGAGCCTAGCGGACTGGAAGGCAAGATAATGGTCTCGTGAGCCGGTTTCCTGCGTGCTGACTCCGGTAACCCAGCAGTTCAGGGCGTTGAAAAACCCAATCACGCTGAACAGGCTGGTTGATCCGGCGATGATCGAGAGGTTCTCCAGACCGCTGTTCACGATGGGCGAGCCCCACCAGCCGAGTTGCGGGCTTCTGCTGCTGGCCCACCAGTCGCCAACGATGCCGGGGGAGACGGTGACGGTTGTGCCAGAAACATTGGTCACAGTAACAAACTGCTGCTGGCCCGTGCCGCGCGAGCCGTCGATGGCGATCTGTGTGCCATTGCCGACGTTGGTATAGACCACGCCGCCTGAGTCGGTCACTGTGTTGGTCACCGTCTGCGGCCAAGTGGGAGCCGAGCCGGAAGTCCCGGCGGTCGTCACCTGATAGAAGTATCCGCCTGCGTTTCCTGAAGTCGGCTTGATGATGTCGTAGAGCGTGTAAGCGTGCGAGGCAGCGAAGTTTGGAGGCGCGGCACAAGCTGCCGAGTTGCAAGCGTTAGTAAAATTGCCTCCGGTCGGCACCGTGCTGGTATCGGCCTGCCACAAAATTGCTAGTGTGCCGTTGGTCAACCCGCTGGGCGTGAAGCCGAGGTTAAGTGTAGTCGCGCCTTGCGTGTAGACGCCCGAGGAACCATTCGTGCCCGTCCAGCTGCCCTGCTGCAAGGCGGGAACTGAGGCCGGAGCTGGGTTGTAAGGAGGATTCCCCGGCTGATTCGACCCGGAGCCCGAGAACTGCACCACGCAGTTGCCTGCGCCGATGACACAGGAGGACCCTCCGTTGAAATGGATGATCGTGCTGTTCGCCCCAGCCCCGCGCAGGGCGACATTCGAGACCATTGAGATTCCAGCGTTCAGGTAGAACGTGCCGCTGCCGAGTTGTACGTAAGTATTGGCGCTGCAAGCTGAAAGAGCGTTGTTAATCGTTGCCGGAGAGGCGTAGGAGCCACTTGTGCCGTAAGCGGCGATGGTCGAGCCGCACTTTCCCCATGAGCTGTCAGGAATACCGCCAGAGACTCCAGCGCTGCCCCAGTTCGGGCTGTAGCGGTTTGTGGCAAGGATAGTGGATTGTGCTGAGGCGTTCACCGTCAGAAACAGGCACAACGTAGCAATGACGGCTCTTAGCATGAAATCGTCACCACCACCTGATTGGAAGAAGTCGCTCCGTTATCCGTAAGCGCATGGCAGGTGCCATCGAGCGAGAGCGTGCTGCCATTATTCGGCAATGAGCCCCAGATTTCGCCCCACACGTCTGACGCCGCCGTATACGTCAAGGTCGTGCTGGAGCTGGCAGTGGTCTGCACGTAATATTCGGGATACATCGCTTCATTGGCAATCGTGTCTATCAGCGTTCCGTTCCCAGCGGTTGGAGTAGCCACGCCGCCGTTGACCATCACTCCGATAATCAGATCCCCGTTCGCCGTGGTCTGAAAGTTGCCGCTGGTCGGATTGGTCGATGTAGTCCCGCCTGCGGCAGTGTTACCGGGGTTGGCCGTGCCCGTGTCGAGCCCAGTGGAGGTTTTAGCGTTCTTCCATGCCTGGCAGGACATGGCCGCTCCGCCGTGAGCAGAGGAAAACTGTAGAGTGATGGTATCGGAACTGCCGTGGGCGCTGTTCTGGAAGTAATAGAGCCCCACTCTTTCTGTGAGAGCGGCAGCGGTGAAATTAGTGATGTTGACGACCGTGAACGTAGCGCTGTTGAGCGTGTCGGTTACGCTGGTGAACGTCTCCGCGTTGGCGAACTCAAACTCACAGGTAATGGCATCGCCCGCCGTGATGCCGCCAGCGCCACCTCCCGGCGATGCTAAGTTGTTCCATTTCCCGATGTTTCCAGCGGTGGTCCCAATCGTCCCGTTGTTCCACTTGCCGACGTTGCCTGAAGTCGAGCCAACGGTGATCCCGTTCCACTTGGACCAGGTTTGGCCAAGCACAGCAACTGCGCAGATGAAGACGATCCACGCTGTCAGAATTATGCGGTCTCTCATTGGATGGTTCCTACGTCCAGAGAAGGATTGATGATGAGCACGGTCGTGCTTAGAGCTACTCCCATGCGCTGCACGAACTGGCCGGTGCTCGATGGCGCGGTTGAGGTCACGACTCCAGATGCGGTTGGCACGTAGTACACGGCCCCAGCTGTCAACCCGGTCGTCGTGTAGGTGCCGCGTGTCAGACACTGCGTGGTGTTGATGGCCACGCAGACGGCGGGTGCCGTGGCCGAGATCCCACCGCCAGCCTCACTCAAGGTATTCGCCGCGCTGATGTAGTAGGCGTGGCCAGCGGTCAGACTGGTTGTGACGATCATATTCTGGCCATCGACATAAGCCGTACTCGCCACCTTGGTTGAGTTGTCACCCTGCGCCTGCGTCGTAACTGACTGGTTGGCCGTGAACGTCTGCGCCAGCCCAAGCTCAGCCACGACCGCGTTCGACTGAGTCGTGTTCGATGGAAAGACAGCATACGACGTGCCGAGCGCTCCAGCTGCTGGCGTCACGGCGATCGACCCGGAGGTCGTGTTGTTCAGCGTGAAGCCGCCGACGGACGTGCCGGAAACGCCGAGCGTGATCTTGCTCACGCCGTCGCTCGTGATGCCTGCCACCGTGGCCGATCCCTGCGCGCCGCCTGAGCCGAGCACGAAGCCGTTGCTAGCCAGCGGGGAAGCCGAAGTGATGCATGTGGCGCAGGCTACCGTGATGGCCCCTGAGGTCACGGTGCCACCAGTGATCGGCGAAGTCGTTGCGATGCTGTTGATCGGCACCGCCCACGAACTCTGCATGGTACCGCCACCAGGAGTCGCAGCGGTCAGCACCGCTCCGTTCGATGGGTCGGTGGTCGGCAGTAGAATCCTCGATGGAGTTCCGGCGGCTGCCGCCACACCAATCGAGGCATTCCCGCTGGTCGAGCCATCGAGCCGCAAGGTCGAGCTGGCGTTCAGCTCCAGCGTTTGGCCGGTCACGCCCGGCAGGCGCATACGATTCCCATTCGAGTCCGCCGCGCTGATCTGATACCCGCCGGGATTCTGCTGCGTGCCGAAGCAGTTCGAGTTGTTCGAGTTGCAGTTGCCGGTCCCGGCGGCGATCGTGTCGTCTTGGTAGCAGTTGCCTGAGCCCTGGATATAACAGTTGCCGATCTTGATTGACCCGACGTTCGCGCCGAGTTCCGCCCCGACGGTGTTCGTAATCGTGGCGTCGATGGTATGGACGTTGAGGCTGATGCCAGGCGTGGTGCCAGAGGTGTTGAAGGCTCCGGCGCACTCCGCCACGTCTTCGCAGTGTAGCTCACCGGCGTCGATTTCCCCTTTGCTGCCATCGACGAACAAGCCGTAGGGGACCAGAGTGCCGTTAGCTCCAGGCGGCGGCGAGTAAAGGTTGATCGACATGTCGCCGGTAGCACGGATCGCCTCACCGCTGCGACCGTCTATGCCGTAGCCAGCCAGCCGCTGCATGTAGTATGGCCCACTCGCGTTGTTGTCGTTCGCCAGGTAGAGCGTCCCGGTCTTCGAGTTCACCGAGTTCGGGCCGTGCGAGTAGACCGACGACTCTAGCCCGCCGTTGGTGAGGATGTTGTCGATCGTCGAGTTCTCCTGATCGCCGCTGCGGTAGACCGCCTGCGTGGCGATGTCGCGGGCGTCGATAACCATATCCCGCACAATCGAGAACGAGGTGAAGCCGCCAGCGCCGTCTTCGCCAAGGCCGACCAAGGGGGCCGAGGAGTCTTCGAGTCGCGGCTGGTTTCCGTTGGTCGTGTAAGCCGTCAGGTTGGCGGTCGTCGCAATCGGGCAGTAACTGATCCCGCTCAGGTTGACCCCGCTCGCGCCGCAGTAGTTGGTGATTGTCTGTACCGTGTAGGGGTCCGTGCCCTTTGAGGCCAACAGGAGGTAGCCGACCGGGGAGATGTAGTTAGTGGTCGAGCCGACCTCTTGCCAGCAGACCTGCCCGCTCGTCAGCCCTGAGCACGCCGGGTGGCCCGTAGCGTCACCGGATTGCGCGCCAGCGGTCGTCGCGGCTGCACAGTTGATCGAAGTACCGGCGTTCAGCGCCACGTAAAGATGCGTCGAGTTCATTATGACGAATCGGGGCTGCCCGGAGCCTCCGTAGGCCGTCGAGGTCGCGCAGGTGGGATAGGCTGGTACGGATAGCGATGCGTAGGTGATGTTGCCGCTGGAGGAGACCGACAAGCTGGTCTGGGCGGTCCCTGGCAGGCTCACGCCAGCCAGTCCATAGACGGTAGAGATGTTGCCGACGTTGACCATCACGACCGTCGCGCCGGAGGTCGTCTGCCCGCCGACCGAGGAGTTCCACGAGGGCGTGCCGCTGCCGGTGGTCCCGGCGACGATCACCACTTCGGTGCAGGCCGAGCCACTACAGTTAGTCGTCGCGTCGGTGAAGAACTGGCCAGCTACGACCGCCGTCGAAGTCGGGAAGCTGGGGGCGCTAGCCGTGGCTATCGAGTCCGGGCCGGTGTTCAGCTGGACGACCCACTCGAACTCCGTGTTGTAGGTGCCCGAGGCCAGTGACCCGCTGGTGTGGGCCGTCCCTACGGGCTGCGGAGGCGCGGGTAGCTGCGTCGGGAAGTAGAGGCCGCTGCATTGGGTATCCGCCTGACAGGCCGCCCACCGCGTGCCGCTCGTGGAGGCCGTCCGATCGGAGTTGAGGGGCCGGAATGCTCCGCTGAACTGGTCATTGCCGTCGAGGATCGGCACCGTAGTCCACCATGTGCCCTTGCCGAACTTGATCGTGTAGTTGCGCGAGCCGAGCAGCGGCCAGTATTGCCATACCTCGCCCGTGTCGTCTTCGATCTCGCAGCCCTGTTTGGTGCCTGAGGCCCCGAAGCACTGTGCAGAGTAGGCCGCCTGTGCCAAGGTCGTGTTGACCACGCCATCGACGTAGGCTTTGGTGGCGATTGCCGGAGGGTAAATCGCCCCGGGAAACTGCGTCGGGTTGGTGAACGAGATCGTCGGCGTGGTCGTCGAGTTCGCGACCGCCAGCTCGTTCGCCGTGCCAGACACGCTGGTCACGGTTCCAGTCGAAGACGCCGTCCACGACGCAACGCCGGAAGAGTTCTCGCTCAGTATCTGCGTACCAGAGTTGTTTCCTGCTATGGTCGTCCACACGCTGCCGTTCCAGAGCATCAAGTCTCCAGGCCGCGTCGGCGTCGGAGCCAGAGAAGCGAAGGCGAGGCTGTTGCAGCCAAAAGCCCCAGTCGAACTGGTGAAGCTGAGCGCCCCGGTGGGGCAGTTGCCGAAAGCCCCGAAGTCTGGCAGCCGCGAGACCAGCAGGTTCGTATTGTCGGACCAATGGAAGGCCGTCCACATCGACGGGATCAGCAGCGAGGACCCGCCGTTGATGTTGAAGCCACTCGCGTTCTCCGTGACCGCCCCAGTGCCGATGTTCTTGATGATGTAGGGGAAGTTGTTACCGAAGCCGGAAGTCGATGGGTTGGTGGCCGTGTAGGTCTGGGCACTGGAGTTGCTGGCGGTGATGAGCGTTGTGCGATCGGTCAGCTGGACGGTGTAGGTCGTTCCGGTCTGGGCATTCACCGGCACACCCATCAGGCCCCATGTCTCGGCTCCAGCTACACCACCGGAGGGAGTGGACATCAGCACCTGTGGCACTCCGTTGGGAGTGGTCGGCGCGGAGAGCGCGGTAGTGGCTCCTGAAGCTCCGCCGACGATCATCTGATAGGGGATCGTCATCGGGTTCGTTAGCGAGGCAGTCCACGTCATTGCTGAGGAGCCGCTTTGGGATGTCAGCACCTGTCCCGCAGCGCCCGGAGTTGCGGGGACGATGAAGTTATAGGGGCTGGTCGCTGCGTTATTCACCAGCGTGACCGTGGCCCCGCCGCCATTGCCATTAGCTAGGCCCAAGGTGCCCGCTGTCGAACCATTGGTGCCTAGCGTCGGCGTGGCGGTGAACGCCGGACTCGATCCGGCCAGCACCTGTCCGGCGGCTCCGGTGATCGAGATGGCTCCGCCGCTGGAGATCGCTACCGGAGAGGTCCCGCTTAGAGCTCCTCCGCTGGTGGTCGTGGCGCAAGTGGCGCACCCGATGGTCCCGGTGGTGGTAATGGTGCCCCCGGTCAGGGGGGACGAGATAGTGAGGCTGGTGACCGTGCCGGTGCCTGCCGAGTGGCACGCGCCGTCGGCCCCGAGGTACTGCGTGCCGGAGCAGCCCGAGAATAGGCTTGTGATGTCGGTGACGCCGCCGATCGAGGGCACGCCGGTGCCGGTGGTATTCTTCAGGAGACCCGTGCCGAGACCTGCTAAGGATGTCCCGTTGAGTCGCACGACGGTCACGGCATTCGATCCTGAGGTCGTGGCATCGCCCGACAGCTCGGCGCTGGTGATCGCCCCGGTCGAGGTCGTGACCCGGATGATGCCTGAGACCAAGGCTCCCGGCAGCTTCAGGTTAGCCACGGAGAACGCGGACAGGTCCATGACCTCGGTGCCTGCCGCCACCCCGTTGAAGGTCGAGCCCGAGCCCATGGTGAAGGTCGAGGACGTGTTGGTCCCAGTGCCGACCGTGGCGAAGGTAGGCGACCCTGAGCAGGCACCGCCGGAGTCCTGAATAGAGCTGGCGGTGGCGAAAGCCGCGCAGTGACCAGCCGTGATAGCCCCGGAGACCGTGATCCCCCCAGAGCCTCCGCTTGAGGACTGGGCAGCGGCTATGGCGGCGAACATCAGGATAGCGAGACCAACGCGAAGGGTTTTCATGCGATTAGCAACGTCACAAGCGCCGCGTCATTGGCGTTGTCGGCGTCAATGTAGTAGCGATAAGGGGAGAACTTGTTGCGTTCGAGTGGCGCGGAGGACAGAAACAGGTTGGCCCCCGGAGCCAGGGTGAATATCATCGCCCCGTAGTCGTCCCGGTTGCCCGCTCCCTGCACGCCCTTGCGCACGATGTAGATATTCCCGGTGTTATTCTGGACCCCGTGTGAGGCTCCGGCCTTCACGGCCTGAAAGAATATCTGCTGCACCGAGGGGGAGTATTCGTACTCGCCAGCCGTGCCCGCCGTGGTAGCGGTGTTCGGGGCATTGACGCTCGCCGAATCCACGAGAGACATGATGCTCACGGGGGTCCCCGGCGAGGTCACCACGATCAGCCCTAATGGCCAATCCGGTCCATATTCATCCTGCATCACGCTCTGTGTCGCCATCATGCCTCCTTAAAACGTAGAAAGCGCTGCCCTTGCCCATGAGTTTACCCCAATGCAGATGTAAACGAAACCAGAATCAAACGCGATCTGGCCGGGCTGGCCCGTAGCGCTTGAGGACGCAGGAGCCGCTACGGCCCCGGCGGGGGTCTGGTACTCGAATTGCCCGGACGCCTGGTTGTAGAACGGCGAGGTGCCGTGGCTTGGCGGCACGGCCTTGACGCCGATCCCAGTCAGCTTGGTGTTCGAGGGACCCGAGGAAGAAGGCGCTGCCGGGGCAGGCTTCGCCATCTCGCCGACCTTGCGCTCCAGGGTGCTGAGCCGGTCGGAGTTCTGGTAGGACTGGTCATACACCAGCCGCAGGTCCTCGTTTAGCCGCGCCGGATGCGAAGTAGGATAGTAAAGTTGCGTCATCGAGACCTCATGGGATAGGAGTCGTCGGGCAGGAAGTAGACGTTGCCGTCCTGGTCCCAGTGTCCTGGCAGCACCCCGCCGTGGGCGAGAATCCTGAATCCCGCCTCCCGCACCTTGCGGCAGAAGTACACGTCATCGGTCATTTCGAAATGGACGGAGTTGTGGTCGGCTGGGATCAGGCCTAACTCGACCGCCTGCGCCGGGGAGGTGACATCCCGGAACCACGGCTTGGGGATCTGGGCCAAGGCCTTGGTGCGGATCATCATGCAGCCCGTGGCAATAACCTTGCAGGGGAAGATGTCTCCCTGCTTCCAGCGCCAGTGGCATCCCTCGCCCTCTTCGAGCCACACTAGAGGCGTGGGGGGATTCGTCTTGGTGCAGTAGATGCCGGCTACGACCGCCACGTCGTCGTCTGCGTTCTCCATGGCGGAGAGGAGCTTGTAGAGCGTGTCGGGCGGCGGCGGATTGTCGTCGTCGAAGAACAGGACATTGCGCGCGCCGATCTCGATGGCCTTCTCGGCAATCCCCTCGCGGGCTACGTCGCGCTGTACGCCCTTGACCGGGAGCAGGGTGGTATTGGTGCCAGGAGGAACGGCGAGGCCGTAGAGCGCCAGCCCCCATTCGAGCGGCACGTAGCGGCCTGAGGAGGCCACGCCGATGGCCACAGCGAGGTTCTTGGGGATCTGGTTGATGATCTTCCATTCGGGAAGCGCGGATTGCACAGGCGGCGTGGCGGGGGGAGGAGAGTCAGGCAGACGCAATCCCTTGCGGGACGCCAACTCCGAGATGTCCATCTTCACCATCGGGCTGTTCTGCCAGTACCAGAGAGAGGTGCCGGGGACGGACTTGGCGAACGGCAGCAGCTCTCCCACGGCTTGGTACACGCCATCCCAGTTGTAGTCGTGACCGCAGAGCAGGCCGCCGGGAGCCAGCCGCGCCTGCCAGTAGAGGATGTCCCGGCGCACGTCAGGGTACTCGTGCGAGCCGTCGATGAATACCATGTCGGGCTGCTGGACCTCGGGTGGGCGCGCGTGGTCGCAGGAGAACGGCTGGACGTTCGAGAGCCCGGAGACATTAGCCAAGAACTGGGAGTAGCCATGCTCGGAGAAGTCATACCCGCTACGCTTCCGCCAAGCCTCGACGCCCGCCGTGTTATCTCGTGGACCTCGCCAGTCGTCGAGGGCAATCACCACGCCATCGGTGTTAGCCGCCAACGCCACAGTGGACCGCCCGAGGAACGACCCGATCTCGACGATCACCCGATGCGAGCGAGCCTGCTCAGCCAGCCACAGGAGTTCTTCCTCGGCCATCCAGCCTTCGACGGCCAATGCGTGGGTGATGTCCACAGCGAGGGTTGTCATGTTACCTTGGTCACCTCTCCGGTAGAGAATAGTCCCTGTTGCGTCACGTCCACAACCCCTCCGATGGTGAATTTTCCTGTCTCGGTCACGTTCACTATGGCAGGAGGAGGCGTAAGGAGGAAGGTGCTGGCGCAGGATATGGTGGCGGAGATGAAGGCTGCGCTGAACATCGTCCCCCGGACGGTAGTGGCCCCGGCTTCCGTGCTGCTCAGGGCACCCGTGCCTGCCATTCCGAAGGTCGTGCTCGTGCTCGGAGCGATGGTCGCGGAGAGCATGACGAGCGCCGTGATTGTGCCGTTTGCCGTAGCAGAAGCGGCGATGGTATCGGCCAGCACTCCGTCTCCCACCACTGACGCAGAGACCGATGTAGCTGGGGCGCTGGTAGCCGCCATCACGCCGTCGCCTGCCATCCCAAAGGTGGTCGTAGTGGCAGCCGCGATAATCGAGGACAGTTGAGGCGTCGCCGCAAAGGTCGTCACAGGCGCGACGGTTGATGCCAGCGCTCCTTGGCCAAGCAGGCTGGCTGTGCTGACCGCCGCTACGCCAGCCGCACTGGCTCCGGCGGCTAAAGCGGTCCATGTGAAAATAACCTGCCCATTTGCTCCGTTGCTGCCGGTCTTTAGGGCGTTCGCGCCCTTGCCAGCCCCACCACCACCGCCGCCTGGGATGGAACCAGCAACCGACGCATTGGCGTTATTCGCTGCTCCGGTGCCTCCGCTTCCTCCACCGGCGCTACCAGCTCCTCCGGTCGTGCCGGAAGCATTCGCACCCTTGGCGTTGTTACCGGACCCAGCCCCGCCACCACCACCGGAATTAGTGGCAGAGGCTGCACCGTGCCCGCCGCTGTAGCTGGCGTCTGCCCCGGTATTGTTATTCGCCCCTCCGGCCCCGGTATTACCACCGCCGTTGCTCGGACCACCAGAGCCGCCAGCCGCCGTGAACAGAATCGCCGACTGGTTGGCGGTGTTGTTGAAGGTAGTGTTGCCGCCGCCAGCACCGTTATTCCCGTTGGCGTTCGCCCCAGCTCCACCAGCTCCCACGCTGAAGGCGTAGCTATTGCCGGGGACCACCGTCTGGTTGGAACGGATATACGCACCGCCACCGCCGCCCTCTCCACCTGAGTTGTTGTTGGAGTTGCTGTTCGACCCGCCACCACCACCCCCGCCGCCCCACAGCTCAACCTGAACGGAGGTTACGCCGTTCGGGGCCGTCCACGACCCAGCGCCGGAGGTGTTATAGGTATTGTTGGCCATCAATGCCCATTGGTGCTGCCCGTGTCCGCGAAGGAGTAGGACTTCGGCTCATCCACCGGCATCTTCCACTCCTTGAGCACTTCCTTCAGCTTGGCGATCTTCTCTTTGGTCGAAATCTGGTACGCATGGTGCAGGAAGTATCCGGTCTGGTTGAGGTTGGTGAGAATCTGCGCCGTGGTGATGACCTTCAGGCCGAACCGTGCGATATTGCGCGAAAGCACATAGTCGGTGATGAGATGCTCGGCCTGCTGGCAGCGCCCAGTACATACCCGCTCCTCATAGATCGGGTAGATGTTGGCGACCGCCTCCTGCAATGTCAGGTCGTCTAGGGGCTTCCAGAGGTCGATGCACCAGTCGCTGCCGATAGCGAACCAGTTGCAGGAGCCAACGTTGCGGCCGTCGCGCCAGAAATACTGATCGTACTTGAAGCGGACGTTCGCCATGTCGATGCCGTTGTGCAGCACCGTGTCCTTGGCCATGAAGTTGGTGAGGTCGAAGTAGTCGGGATGCACGAGGGCGTCGGAGTCGATGTAGATATTCCAGTCGTTGTCGCGCCCCAGCTCATGGATCTGGAGCTTCTCGTAGTCGATCGGCCACTCTGGGTACTTGCGCTCCTTGATGACGAAGAAGTCGGCGTCGATCTTCTCTGCATACTGCCGAAGCAACGGATAGGTGAGAGCCGTGATCTCCGGCTCGTAGTCGTGAACGTTGAGGGTGAAGATCGTCTTCTTGAGCCGACGCACCTTGTGGGGCTTGCGTCGGGATGCTGTCAGGGTGCCGCCCAGCGCCGCGTGGGGCATGTTAATCCTCCGTGACAACCAAGGCTGAAGCCGCGAAGCTCGGGGTGATTCCGTTCGACACCGCGAGGTTGGAAGTGAGCGGGCCGGAGTAGTAGATGGTCCCGTTGGTCCCGCTGGCGTTGGCACCGATCGAGGCGTTGGTCAGCGTGGCCCCGCTGGCCCCGCACTGAGCGAACGCCACAGCGGCGTTATTCACCACCTGCGTCGGCGAGGACCCGGAGATGGTCCAGCCGTTGCTGCCATTGCCTGCGCCGCGATTGACGGCCACGCGGACGTAGTTGGTGTAGGCGGTCTCGTTGTTGTTCTGGCCGCCTCCGGCTCCGGGGTCCGCCGTGTAAAGCGCCACGTAGAGCGAGGTCAGCCCCGTGCTGGTGGCGATGTTCGAGATCGAGGTCGCCTGAAACAACAGCGCCAGCAGGCTGTTCTGGTAGGAGTTCGACTTGTAGCCCGCCAGCCACACGTCGTAGTTGGGATAGGTAGGGCCGCCCCAGTTGACAGGATCGCGGCGATAGCGCTCGTACTTGTCGATCGCGTCCTGCACATACTCCTTGACCTGATCGAGGCTGGCCACGCGCTTCAGATGCGCGTGCATTGGGGCGATGACGGGTTTGACTGCCGAGGTGACTGCCGGTTTGGTGATGGGCCGAACGATCATAATCGTATCTCCTGTCTAGACCGCAGCTCGGTCGCCACGCACGCCGCCGAGTTGTTTGTAGTTCAAGTATCCACTGCTCCGCCCCCAGTTGCCAACCAAAACTTCACAGTCGTTCCAGTAAATCTGGTGGGGCGAGGCACTCAGAGATTTGAAAAAGTATAGCTGTCCTTTGTTGAACGTGAGGACCACGAGCTGCTTCTGATACGCGCCGCCGGTTGCAGGCAGCGTTACAGGCGATGGAGAGGTACCATCGAACGCCGTGATCGTCAGGGTCACAGGCTGTACGGCGGTATAGGCGATCACCACTCTCTGGATATGTGAATACCCGTTCAACTCGAAACTTGTACCCTGCGTCTGCCATGTCTCGGCCGCCTCGGGAGTCGGCTGTGAAATCCATTCCACGTCGAAGAAGCGCCACGGGATGGAGTCCGTGGGCTCGATGCGCACCAGATGGGCAATGAACGGCGTGTTGAACGAGTAGGCTTTCGACTGCTCGCCGTTGTGCTGCACCACGGGCGTGAAGGCGTGGGTCGTCAGGGTGTCGGCATCGCGCACGGCCAGCCCCTTGACGGTGTTGAAGGTGTCGCAGTGGAGGATGAATCCCTGCCACCAGGCCGCCGGGGCCGCCGTGTCGCCGTCGCCTGTCTGGTACCAGTCGGTGAAGCGGTCCACGATGGTTTCGGGCTTGGGGAGGAAGCTCGGCTGCCACACGTGGAGCTTGGTGGGCGACGAGATGACCGTGAAGTCGTCGGTCCAGGTTGCCATCAAGCCGAGGAAGTCCGAGAGTAGACCGCCACCAAGGGAGATCGCGTACTGCTGACGGGTGCTCGACTGCGGGACGGTAGCGGCAGGGCCAAGGGGATTGCCGAACGCCATGGGAGTGACTTGCAGGTTCGAGGTCACGGGCGTGCAGTCGAGCCACAGGTCGCCCCATTGCTCCCCGGCACGCACGTCGCCCCCGTCCCATTCCATGGTGGCTACCACGCAGGAGATCGGCGTCGAGAGGTCGTTGTGGCGGTCCTGCTGCTGGGCCACGATGCCGTTGGTCGTGCCGTACATCAGCATCCCGTAGAGGGCGGTGCTCGTCTGCACCGTTCCCTCCTGCTGCTCGGGGTGGTAGACGGTAGACACGGCGGTCCCGTAGGCATCGAGCGACCAGGCTTTGCGTTTGCGGTCGTAGACCAGCGTGTGGTAGACGCCTGAGGAATCCTGATAGGTGGCGTAAAGGAAGCCGTTGCCGGTTTCGAGCCGGAAGCTGCCCGCACGCGAGTAGTCCGGCGGCTGGTAGGTCACTGAGCCGTAGGTGATGGACTCGCCAGCCACGCCTTCGTGGGGGAACAGGTTATAGAGATCCGCGTCGGTCAGCGATCCCTCGGCGGTATCCCAGATGCCGTCCTTCGCCCACCAAGAGATCGAGGCTCCGTCGGTGCAGTGGCCGAAGGGGGCGGCGAGGCCACGCGCCACGGGTTGCTGCACGAAGGAGTAGCGGTCTATGCCATTCGGCTGGAAGTACATCCGCCACCAGCGCTCGGTGGACGCCACGTAGCTCACGCCGTCCATGATCTCTCCGCCCAAGAGAGGTTCTGAGGACGGCACGACCTCTTGGTTATATTTGTCCGGCGCTGAATCAGGTGCGTTGGCTTTCGATTCGTAGACGAAGCCGGGGCGCAGGGAATCCCCACAGGCGAATACCGTCCCGTTGGCGTCCGGCCCCCACATATAAGGCAGACGCTGTTGGGCCAGCGCAGGCTCGTAGATCGCCAGCGGGACGTTCGACTGCGCGCCTGCGTTCTCGACGAACTGGAACAGGTAGTTGCTGCCCGAGATCAGCGTAGGCCGCGTCTGGAGGGTATAGACGTTGGTCCCTCCGATCTTCACGAAGTTGCCGGGGAGATAGCGTAGCGCGTTGGTCGCGCCCGAGATCGTCACTTGCGCGATGGTCCCGCAGACGGCGGTGGCTGTGACGTTCAGCGGCAAGTCGATCGAGGGCCAGGGCTGGTAGTTGTCGAACTCCAGGGCGTCGCCAGCCAAGGCCGAGGCATCGGAGTAGTTGTCGAAGAAGGTCGCGGAGGTCGAAGGTGCCTGCCCGATGTAGCGCCACGAAGTCACGCTGCCGCCATAGCGGAACACATCCCAGGTGTCGATCTGCGGGTCGTAGGCTGCCGACGGGAGGTAAACGGTAGCCTGCTGGCGGCGGGGGTTGATACCGTAGCGGGTGGCCGGCGAGGGATTGCCCTTGGCTCCCGTGACGCTCGACCGGGGGCGCACGCGGTAGAGGTAAGGCGCGCCGGAGGGTCCCACGTCAGGCGAGTACCCACCCTGCACGTAGACCGAGTTGAACGCCACGTTCAGCGGCCCCGAGGCGTTGATGAGCAGCCGCATGGAGTTGAAGTTCTCTAGGGTCCGCGACTGGTCGTTACCTACCCGAGTGAGTTCCGTCAGGGCGAACGACACCTCCGACCACTGGCTGGTCCCGGTGACCGACTGCGCTGAAGAGGACGTGGGACCCTGGTTGGCGGTCTCCGCCGCCTGCTCCTCGTCGATCTCTGCCCGCTGCGCTACGATCTGCGCGACGCCCAGCTGGGTCAGGCCGTTGGACACGCCGAGGGCAATGTCATTGGGCCGGATGGCTTTGAAGTAGAAGTTCTGGTCGAAGCTGGAGTCGCCTACGTCGAGCAGGATTTTGGCCTCGACGAGGTTATCGAGGTTGTCGATGTTGAGCGACAGGTGGAGGTAGTCCTGCGGCTGGGCCGTGGCCACGGCGAACGGGTTGACCGTCTGCGGAGAGGTCAGGGTGCCGATGCCAGCGCTGACCGAGAACTGGGCGTCGGCTGAGGAGATGGCCTGGCCCACGGCAGCCCCCGGCAGGAACAGCTGAATCCCCGGCGCACCCTTGAGAGTGTCGGAGGTGGTATGCGCCCCGGCGGTCGAGGTCGTGAAGCAGACGGTGCCGTCGGGCCCGGTCTCGACATCCCAGACGTAGCACACTTCGGAGCCGATCTGGACGAGGGCTCCTCGGCGCAGGGAGGCCACCAGTGCCTCCTCGTAGATCGAGGTATCGTCGATGCCGGGACCGGAGCCGAGCACCGAGGGCACCACCACGCACTTGCCCGTGGTGCCCGAGAAGTATTGGATCGCCGAGATCGGCACCGAGGGCGGGATCGGCGGGAACACGTCCTGCACGGTGAAGACCTCTCCATGGATGACCACCTCCATGCCGCGCTGGTAGGAGCCGATGCCGGTCGCCTGCTTAAAGATCCCGCTCGCGCCGTTGTAGACGCAGAGGCTCTGGTTGTCCACCCACGAGGAGTAGTCGATCTCGATCGGGTAGGCACCCGCCGCCGAGAAGCTGACCACGAAGGTCTCGTCCCACGCCGCGCCTCCGCCGGGGCCGGATTCGTTAGTGCCCGCCACGCCGCCGTTGGTGAACTGGTAGCCGTTGACCGCCGTCTGCGTGTGATTGAAGAACGGGTCGGTGCGGTTGCCTGAGACCAGAGACGCCCCGGAGATGGCGAACACGATCCCGTCGTCGTGGTTGATGGTGATCGTGTAACTGCCGGGGGCGGGCACGAACAGGCTGGCCACGACCACCATGTCCCAGTCCTGCGTGGCCCCCGACCAAGGCTGGAAGTAGCCGGTGATGGTGCCGCTGGCGTTGACCGAGGCCCACTCGATCGGCTGTACGTTAGGGTTGGTCGTGCCGTTGTACTGCGGCGGGTTGAAGAGCAGCGAGGTCCCGGAGGAGGTAGCCGACGCCGAGGCCGTCGAGAGCGGGTAGTAGCGCCCGAAGGCTCCCTTCTCGTTCGAGAGCCTTGGCCAGAAGTAGGCGACGACCGAGCCTGAGAGGTAGACCCCGGCGGCGAGGTTCGAGCCCCCAGTGACCTGCACGGTGGTCATGCCGGAGCCTGTCGGGTCGCTGAACACCCCCTGCACGCTGTCGGTGATGCGGTTGCCTACGGTAAAGGCGCTGGCCGTGCCGCCCGTGGTGTAGCTGCCGCCTGAGGGTTCGCCCATGGTAGCCGTGAAGAACTGGGAGACGCTGGCGTCCGGGGCCGTCTGAGGCTCGGCGATGCCTGCCGCTTGCTGGGTCACGGCATTGGAAGCCGAGGGGGCGGAGAACTTCTGGTAGTCCTGCGCGGTCGCCACGTACATGTATGGGTTGGGAGACTCGTCAGGCCGGAAGGGCAGCATCGAGGCCCCCAGAGGATGGCCGCCGCTCGACGCCATGGAGCCCACTTGGACTCCCGTGTCGAGCCAGATGCGGTCGGAGGCATCGCGGGCGAGGAACCGGGGACGGTCATCGGAGCCCAAGGTGGCGTAGGCCCGCAGGTCAGTGACCGCCGAGCCTCCAGTGGTGAACGACTGCGCCATGCCGGGGCGGGTGCGGAAGGAATTGTCGCTGACGGTACGGACGTTCTGGAGTGCCGGGTACTTGTTCGGCGGCAGGGCGTCGGGCACGGAGTTCAGCTTGACGCCGCCGTTCTGGTAGCGGAAGCCCTCTTTGGGCCGGGAATAGTCGGCCATTACTGGTCACCTCCCGCTGCGGGGTCGGCGTCGGCGCTGTATCGGGGATTCATGTCCGCCTCCCGCTGGCTCAGGCCATAGAGGATCTTCGTGAACTCTCCCTGCTCGGCCAGCTTCGAGGAGTATAGCGCGGCCAGCTGCATGAAGCGCTGGAGAAGTGGCTCGGTGGCGAGGAACTCCGCGCCTCCCATCTTGAACGACGCCAGATGCTGCGCGTAGTCGATCATCACGTCGTAGACATCCTGCGTCAGGTTGAGGCAGTCGGTCGAATTGACCGGCACCGGAGCGTTCTCAACCACCGTCAGGGTGAGCGAGTAGTCGCCGGTGTCAGGCGGCGGGGAGAGCGCGACGAGGTTGAGCCCGGCGGTCAACATGGTCCCCGGTGCTCCCTGCGGCTGCCCCTGCCAGGTCGGCGTGTAGAGGTCTGCGGACCTCACGGCGTCGATCTGGAGCGGGACGTTTGAGGCCCGAGCGGCGAGCACCGCTGAGGCCGCAGCCAGCAGGGAGAGGCCTTGGCGATAGCGACCCTCACAATACTTCGCCCGCAGGAGGTCCTTGGCGTTCGACTCCCGGCCAAGGAGATCCGCCAAGGCCCCCCACTTGAGCACCCACGTCCAGTCGTCGGGCACCAGGAACGTGCTGGAGGAGAGGAGGGTAAGGGTGGCTCCGGCGTTCAGGGTGAGCAGGTCGTACTGGCCGGGCAGGGGAGGCACGTCGGCGTCGAAGGATAGCAAGGGCTCGGTCGATACCCGATAAAGGCTGGGCACACCCGGAGGCTGGACCGTGTAGCTCTGGTCGTAGGCCTGAATGCCCCAAGTGTCGTCCTGGAACATCGGGGACACTGCGCCCGAGCCTGCGACGTAGGCTACGCGCCGGAGGTCCAGCACGGTGTTCGGCAGGTAGATGCGATCCGGCGTCGCGCTGGTCACGCTGTGGGCCACGTTGCAGCCGGTGACACCCAGCATCTCGTTGTGGCGACGCTGCACGGCGTTGAGGATGTCGTCGAGGGAGAACTGCGCGGAGCCCGTCCACGGCCCCGAGCCGACAGCCGGCTCCAGCAGGTGGTACTCGATGATCGTGTAGAGATAGGAGTCGGTGACGGTCAGAGGCCGCAGGGTGTTCGGGGCCGTCGTCTGGCTGGTGATGTCGTAGAACACCGTCCCCTGCGTCGAGAGCATAGTGAAGTCGCCGCGCCAATAGGAGGCGAGGGCGTTCCAGGTGCGAAAGGCCTCTTGGAAGTAGTAGATCAGTTCCGCCAGCGACCAGAATTGCATGTTGGGGTCGTAGAGTCGGTTGGCCAGCTCCTGAAGGGCAAAGGAGAACGGGAACGGGCAGGGCTGCGTCCGCACCACCTGGATGTAAGGCGCGGAGGTCGAGCCGAGGAAGTTCGTGTCGCCGCCGTAGGTAGCTACGATCGAGTCATTGCCCTGCGGCAGGAACGACGTGGTGACCGAGGCCTGGGACTGGCCGCCGCCGGAGGATGCCAGGGTAGCCGTGCCGATCGGCTGGCCATTCGAGGTGAAGGTTACGGTCCCAGTGGGGGATTGCGGCCCGGAGCCTCCCTGGACGGTGGCCGTGAGGGTCACCGCCTGACCGTAGTTCGAGGGGTTCAGGGAGCTGGAGACCACGTTGGTCGTGGCCTGCGGGCCTCCGAGGGACACCCAGAAGACGAGGGAGAGTTGATTAAGCCGGGTGTTGCCGCCGCCCGACTTCAGCGACGGAGCAGCGATGACCAGTGATTCCTGATTCAGCCGGGTGTTGCCGCCTGAGGAGGTCAGTTCGCTTGTGGCGATGACCAACGAGTCCTGGTTGAGTCGAACGGACATTCATCAGCCTTCCACCACTCCCACTTGAGCGGCGTCCGCGTTGGCTCCGGTCCAGGCGCTGCTCGTGTTGGGGTCATTCTGGAACACCGTGTCGTAATAGAGAGGGCTGGAGGTGATCGGGGGGAGGGCCGATCCCACGCCGTCGGTTGAGCCGCTGCGTACCATGAGCGATGGCGTGTGAGGGCCTGCGTCATCCCGGTAGAGGCTGCCTCGAGCCATGACCATCAGCGGGTTAGTCGTGAGGCCCGCCGTAGGCGGAGTGTAGGAGTCCTTGGTGCCGCCCGTGTTATTGGCGTTGTAGTCGGAAGTGTTAGGGGGCGCGACTGCCGCGTTCTGCCAGTTGGCAGCCAGCCCCGTGGGCGTCCAGTTAGTGTAGAAACCCGCTTGGGTCGGGAGCTTCTGGATCAGCCGGGTGTCGTTGGTCGGCGGGGTGTTCAGGAACGCGCCGGTAGTGTCGAGGCACAGGAAGTCGTCGTAGCGCACCACGGCGAAGCCCGCGTTGGCCGTGTTGCCGAGGCCCACCTGCGTGGCGTAGGCGTTGGTCGTGGGAGCGGTGTTGAGCGACGAGGAGTTGATGACCGCCGAGGAGCTGCCGTTGAGGTTCAGCTGGACCGAGCCCGAGAAGCCGTTGAAGGTCACCTGGATCAACATGCCATACCAAGTGCCGGGGACGACCGTACCGTTCGGGGTCAGGGTCCCGATGGCGGCGTTGAGCGCCTGGCCGCCGCTGCCGGGGGCTAGGCCGTTCCCCCGGTAGAACTGAAGACCGCCGTTCGAGGTGACGGCCAGCGAGACCTGAAACTTGCCGCTGTCCCAGAAGGTCAGGAAGTCGTTGGGCGAGGACGTAGGCAGGCCGATGAACTTCACGCCCACCGGGACGATCAGGGACGAGGGGGTGCCGACGAGGTTCCCTCGGGCGTAGTTGCTGGGGTTCACCGAGAGGCAGCCGACGGGGATGCCCGCCGCCGGCGAGGGGAACCGGGAGTCGGTGTTGATGACCGTCGGCGAGCCAGTGACGTTCGTCCACGGGTAGCTGGCGGTCAGGCCGAAGTTGTTGCCGTAGGAGTCGAAGGGGTCGCAGATCTGGTAGGCCATGCTATTTGTGACCTCCCTTGCGGCGAGATTTCTTCTTCGACTTCTTGCCGGGGCGGTTCATGCCGCGCTTGTTGGCTGTCGCGTAGAACACGCGCTTGCCCTTCTCCTCGCCATACTCCTTCTTCATGTTGGACATGACCTCGGAGCCGTGACCTTTGTAGTATTCCTTGACAGGCATCGCGTTACTCCTTCTTCGGCTCCTCGGGTCTGCCGGTCTCAGAGTTGTGCCACTCCTCGTGCGTGCGCTCCTGCGCGAACGTCGGGCGCTCAGCGATCTCGCGGACGTTCATACCGTCGCGCTGGCAGGGCCACGGGTAACCTTCTTTGTTGGCCATCGGTATCTCCTTCTCCCTAAGGTACAGGGGTGATCGGTTGCAACAGCGTGGGATCGACCTTCACGGCAGCCGCAGCGTCGGCGGTCAGAGCCGCCTGCAACGCGGTTTCGAGGATGGCGATGTCGTCGAGCACCGTCTGGTTCAGGCCGGGGACGGTCTTCAGCTCGGCGATGACCCCCTGGAGGGTGGCGAGGACCACCGTTACCGTCACCGGGGTGCCCGAGCCGATGCCGTTCTTGATGATGACACCAAGCGTGGCCGAGACCGAGCCGAGGATGGTCCCGATCTTCGACGGCAGGCCCGGCAGGGTCTGGATGGCCGTAGCCACCAGCGATGCGATCAGCAGTGCTAGGGACATTACTTGCCTCCTTGGAGTTGGGTGGTGATGGCCGCCACGTCCGCCACCAGAGCGTTGATGGCCGCTGTCAAGGCCGCCGGGTTCGAGGTCGCTCCGGCGTGGTACGCCTGCCATGCAGCCTCAGCCACGTTGTAGTCCTGAATCGCCTGATTGACCACGGCTTTCTGCTGCGTGGCCAAGGCCGATCCCTTCACCGATTGGATCGCTGCTTGGGCGTCCATCAGCGTGCGATAGCTCAGGGCGTCGAAGGAATTGATGGAGCCCGGCACGGGAGCCGTGACCGGGGATTTCGCGGCGCAGCCTGCGAGGCTCAGCGAGAGTAGCAGGAGCGCGAGTAGTCGTTTCATCGGGTACCTCCTCATTGATTTGGATTCTTGGAGCTATCGGGCACGAAAGCGCTTCTCGCCATTGGGGTATTGTTTGCCGCATCCGTAGCCGCAGGCAATAGTGCCATGAAGTCATCGACGTGCAGACACTCTTTCAGGTTGGGACAGGGATCATTCGGCTTCGTCACCGCGATCTTCCCGTTGCAGTAGTCGTTGCCTGCCGTCGCGTCATACAGAATGCCAACGACAGGACCGCCCCAACCTAGCAGCACAACCTTGTCGCCATTCTTTGCTTCACGTCCATTCGCGTAGTGCATGTTAGCCTCCTCATTGGTATTTAGCCACCAGATCCATTACCAGATCCGGGTAGTTCGGGTCGCCACCGCCATTGTAGAGCAACAGAGCCTGATGCGGGTCATTCGAGGCGGAGTCGAAGCATTTCCTCAGCTTGCGGCAGCCCCACTCAAGCGCCGTGTCGGGGTCGGTCATGCGCAGCAGGTCCCCGGTGTAGCCGAACTCCCGCGCCACTTCCCCCATCAGCTGCATCAGACCGACGGACATAGCGCGGAGGGTGGCCTCGGTGGCGGTGTGGACCGTGCCGTTATTCAGCAAGGGCTGGATGTAGCGGGAGTAGAAGGCTGGCTCGTAGCGCGCGGCGTAGGGATTCCACGAGGACTCGTGGTCGCAGAGGGCGCAGAGGAGGGCGGTGTCGAGGGAATACTTGGCTGCGTACTTCCCCGCCAGCTGCTTCCTCGCGTCGATCGTCGAGAGGTCGATCATACGGCTTTCCTAATCGGAGTGTGCGCTGTAGTGTGACCGCCCATCGAAGAACGAGTCGCACCTTCCTTGTAGCCGTGCAAGTTCCGCGCCAGTATTCGAGAGGTCGTCTCGGTTTTTGTTGATCGCGGCCCATAGCGCAGCATTCTGACTTCGTAGGCCAGAAAGCATAGAGCCAACGACCACACTACTGATAGCCCCAACCGCACCCACGATAGCCATGAGCCACTCGCCAGGAGAGATGCCCACATTTACTGTCCCCCTGAGCCAGAGTTGGGTTTCGTCGGAGCCGTGGACTGCCCAGTGACGGCCGTCAGCGTGCTCGGTGAGTAGACGGCCAGCAACCGGGGGATGGCCGCCCCCACCGGCTGCATGAACTTGAAGAACCAGTCGTAGAACGCCGAGCTGTCAGACTTGGGCGTGGGCATGGCCGATACGGCATTCCCCACCAGCCACATCCCCACGGCCCCGAAGATCAGTTGGTGCGCCATCACGAAGGACCACATTGCGTTGTACCTCCCCTACTGTAGAGTAATCAGCGTGTAGTTGATATACAGAACTGCCGTGCCGTTCCCGAGCGTCATGTTCGACCCCCCGGCGGCCCCGATCGTGAACGGCTCGTTCTCGACCAGTGTACGTGCGCCGTTGGCCGTCGTGCCATTGAAAAACTTGAACTGGTCCGAGGTCTGGTCAAAGAACCCCGCCTCGGAGAAGGTGAGCGCAAAGGCCGTGGCGGCGTTGTTGTAGTCGAGCTTGATGGAGTCGCCGTTGATGGTGTAGGCCGTCGAGTTGTACTTGTAGTGCAACATGCAGTCGAGGAGGGACAAGGCGAAGCCCGCGCCGGGCGCGGCGATCAGGGTCACAGGCGTAGCGTGTAGGTTGAGCAGTTGCGACGAGGATAATTGCACGGCCACGAAGATCGTCGGCGAGAGGCCGGCCTGCTGCACGAATTGGGTCGTGGCTAGCTTCGAGGACGAGTCGCCGATCGAGGGCGTGGGGGCGGTAGGGGTGCCGGTGAGGGCCGGAGAGGCGAGGGGAGCCGCACCGGTAATGTTGGCTACCGCGTAGTCGCCCGTCTGAGGGACTACCGCCCCCGAGCGCCCGTTGAAGGTCACCACACCCGTCGAGGGCAATGCCGCCTGCACGAAGGCCGTCGTAGCCAGCTTGGTCGTGTTATCGCCGAAGGTCGGAGTGGGAGCCGCTGGGGTCCCGGTGAAGGTCGGAGAGGCCAGAGGGGCGGCACCTGTGACCTGCGCGACCGCGTAGTCGCCGGTCTGGGCCGTGACGGCCCCGGTGCGGCTGAATACCGAGGACACTGGCACCGAGGGGAGGGCTGCAGCCACGAATGCCGTGGTCGCCAGTTGCGTGGTGTTGGTCCCCGGAGAGGCCGTTGGGGCCGTCGGGACCCCCGTGAGCGCGGGGGAAGCCAGAGGAGCCGCGCCGACCACCTGCGCTGCCGTGTAGTCCCCGGTCTGGGCGATCACCGTGCCGGTACGGCCAAAGACGGAGTTCACCGTGCCACCACCGCCCGCCGGATCGTTCAGCAGGATGTCGGAGATCAGGATGGGGGAGGCCGGGCCGGACCCAGCGTTATTCGATAGCACCACGTCGTAGCGGTTGTTAGCCGCGTAGAACGTGAACTGCCCGTTGGCGTTAGCCGTGAACGGGTTGGCCAAGGGGGTGACGCCGTTGTCGGAGTAGATCGTGGCCAAGCCCCCGCCGTGGAGGTTGACCTGCACGAAGCAGCCGGGATAGGAGCCTTCGACGACCGTAGTCGAAGAGAGACCGGCGGTGACCACCTGCACATCGCCCTGCTGTGCGAATCCCGTGTAGGCCTGCATTATTGCACCCCCGAGTAGCCGGGCGACGCTGAGTTGCCCAGACTGTTGTACCACGCCATCCACTTGGCGTAGTTGGCGCGGGTGCGGAGGGCGAACCAGTTGTCCACGCGGTCCCGGTCCATCTGGCGGTACTTGCGAAACAGGTCCGAGTATTCTTTGTTGGCCGCTCCCATCAGGAACTTGAAGTCCGGCCCCGTGGCGCGTGGGGTGAGGTCCTTGTTGGCCTCCGCCCACTCGTAGGCATAGTATTTCGCGCGGGCGATCACCACGTCCTCGCCGATCACGTAGGGGAGAGTGTCGGTTGGGGCCGAAAGGTCAGGGCCGAAGCGAATGCCATAGAGCTGATAGTTGACGTTGAAGGTCGGCAGGCCCCAGAGCATGTAGAGCAAGGAGCCGTAGGAGGGCGAGGCCGGATTCTGGTCGTCCTGATAGGGGACCACATCCGACGGAATGCCATACCAGGTCCGCTGCGGATCCATCACGTCGATGTCGCGCATCTGGTAGCGCTCGGTGTAGAGGTCGATGAAGTTCATCATGTCGCGGACGGAGATCCAGGTGCGGAAGTCCCGGATCGGGGAGTTGCCCACGACAGGGGGCAGGTAGCACTGGAAGATGATGTACTGGGAGTTGGTCACCGAGGGCTCGCCGTACCAGCGGTCGAGTACCAGCTGGCCAAGGCCACCCGGAGCGCCAGTCGGGTTGTAGCCCCAGATGTTATAGATGCCACCGCTGGCAATGCGGAACTGACGCTGGGTGATGAGGGAGTAAGGTTGGGTCGATGCGAGGGCGTTGACTGCGGTGGTAGCGGTGGCATCCAGGTTGACGAGGTTCGAGCCTTGGGTGGCGGTAGCGACTCCCGTAGAGGCCAGTTGCGGAGGGACGATCCACTGACCCTCAAAGAGCTGGAACGACCACAGGGATTGCCGCCGGAGGTCTTTGTAGGCGCGGTTGATGAGGGTCTTGGTGTAGGAGAAGGCGAGCTTCGGCACGGCTCCCCGCAGCTCGGCCATCATGTCGATCAGGGCCATGAATCCCGCTCCTAGCTAAAAAGGCGCGACCGAAGCCGCGCCCTCTCGAATCCTTCCCGGCCGTCCTTAAACCAACCAGCACTCAAGCCGGACGGACTCCGCCGAGAGATTAGTGGCGTTCGTGACCTCGGTTGAGATCGCTCCGAAAGCCGCAGAAGTCGTGTACCAGATCAAAGTGACGGCCGGGGACGCCAGCCCGCCCAACGAGAGTGTGGGAGTGGTCGTAGTATGGCCGGTGACGACCTTGATGATGTAGTTGCCGGAGTTCGAGTAGCCCCCGAACACCGGATGCACGGTGTCGAAGCCTCCGTAGCTCAGGTCCGTGGCGTTGATGACATCTCCGGCACCGCCCGAGGTCCCGATGTTGGCATACGAGGTGGGTCCGGTGTGATCGAAGATGTCTTGGACCTTGGCACCGACCGCCTGCGGATAGCCGAGCAGCGGAGTGTTTGGGTTGTTCGCCATTTAGATCCTCCCAATGCCTCGCGTGATGGAGACCTTGACCAGCGTGGAAGTGGTGACCGTGGTGAGCGACACGCCGATGACCGCTGCGATGACCGCCGCCGAGGGGTTGGTCACAGTCGTGTTGTCGGCCGTAGACGCCACCGAGGCCGAAGCCTTGGCCACGACCAGCGAGCCGAGCACCGTCGAGGTCACCGAGGAGTCGAACAGCACGTTGGCCACGCCTGCCACCTGAATCCAGCCCCAGTTGCCCTTGGAGATCGCGTTCAGGAAGATGCCGGCGATCATCGCCGGGAGCGTGGTGGTAGCCTGCGCGTCAGGCGTCACCTCATAGAGGTTGGTGGCCGTGGCCGAGACCGAGGCGTTGGTGAAGAACGCGATCTGGCCGGAGGCCGCCGTGGCCGTCGAGGTGCCCGCCACATGGACGTACATGTAGATGCCGCCGTAGAGGGTGGTCGTCGAGTTCGACAGGGCTGAGGCCGTCACGTCGTCGAGGATGATGCGGTCGCCGGGGACGTTCTGCTGGTACTGGGTGAACCCCGTCGGCATGGAGGTCAGCTGGCCTCCAAGCGTCGAATCGTTGTAGGAGTTGATCGGCCCCGAGTAGTAAAACGGCGGCTTTACGAAAGTGTCCGACATGGCGTCTCCTTAGAACCCTGCTCCGTAGATTTGAACGTTGTCACGGGGCGAAGTCGTGTAAATGTTAAGCGCGATCTTGAAGAACCCGACCACCAAGTCGGCGTTGGTCTGCGACCGCACCCACGGCGTGAAGTTGAAGTTGTACTCGGGGTCGGTCGTCGGACGGACCTTCCAGCCCTGCGAGCGCAGGATGAACAGCGGCTCGCCGGGGTTGATGGTCTTGTTCGACGGCAGGTTCGAGATCGTCGAGATGCCCGAGGACGCCGAGGTGAAGGTCGCGGGCTTGATCGCCGTGGTCTGCGAGAGCCCCGAGGGAAGCAGCTGCCCGTATTTGGTCGAGGGGCAGAGCTTATCGACCATGATGAGCACGGACATCACGCGGATGCCCGACATGCCCATTTTCACGTCCTGCTCCTCGCCGTAGCGTTGCTTGGGATCGAGGCGTTCGAGCAGGTAGGCGTAGAGGGCTTTGTTGCAGGCCCCGAAGTCGGGTGGCTGCACGCAGTTGAGAATGGCCTCGACCAGAGGCTTGTAGGCGATCTGGCCGGTGTTGCCGTTCTGGTCGCCGACCCAGATGGGCACCGAGTTCAGGGTGTTGCCGACCACGCCGTTGCGGGTCTGCCCGCCGTAGGTGGTGAAGATGTTGCCGTCCCAGGAGTTGGTCACGCCATCGTTCATGGCCTCGGAGAAGCCGTTGATGTAGACGATGCGGTTCGAGCCTGAGATGTTCTGGCCGTGATGGAAGATGTCGATGCCAAGGTCGGTGTTGGCCGACTGCACGGCGTTGGTCATGTAGGCGTCGATGATCTTGACCTTGCCCGCCGGCCCGGCGTTGATGACGCCCACCTGAAACAGGTTCACGCCGATCTGCTCAAGGTATTCCTTGGGCTGGAAGGCCGTTGCGGCGAGGATCTGCACCTGCGAGACGTTCACGTCCGAGCCGGGGGCAATGGCACCGCCGTTCACGCGGTTGTACTGGAACGGGTTCTGCATGGCCGTGCCGCCCGCATAGTCGTCGAGGGCACCGGAGAGCCGGAGCTTGCGCAGGGTCGTGGTATCGACGAAAAAGTTGTCGGTCACGATGTCGTCCTTCAGGTCGGCAAGCGTGGTCGCCGAGATCTGGTCGAAGGCCGGGTCAGTGAAGACCGCCATGAAGCGGAAGAAGTATTGGTAGAACAACCACATCATTAAGCGCATCGTGACTCTCCTTAGGCTTGGCCTACCAGATCCGGGTGGGCTGCCAGAACTTTGTTGACGCGGGAATTGACCTTCTCGGAATCCGAACGCAGCCACGGCTGGGTGGCGTCGGAGGCCGAGGGGATCTTGCCCGTGAAGGGATTGGCCGAGGGCTGACCGAAGCCCAGAGCGGGGTTCACTGCCGAGGCCGGATGCTCCGCGCGGTACTTGGCGATGGCGTCCTCGGCGATCTTCTTCTCGTAGGCGGATTTCTCGGCAGCGGCTTTCTCCGCCCGCTTGGCGTCCACGTTGTAGCGGGTCTTCCAGAAGGTCTCGACATCCTGATTGGCCGCAGCGGCTTCGGATTTCAGCGTGCGCCATGAGACCGGGGGCAGACCGAGGGCTTGGTGCTCCTGCGCGAGGTCGGCCACGAGGGTGATTGAGTCGGCGGCCCGTACGGCGAGTTCGTTGAACTGCTCGCGGGGGACGAATTTTGTCGGGTCGAACGTCGGGGAGCCCGAGGAGGCAGCGGCTGCGGCAGCGGCTTTGGCTGCGTCGTCCTGAGCCGCGACTTCGATGAGGCCGGCTTCTTGGAGGGCTTTGGTGCGAGCGCGCTCGGCGGCCAGATTGGCCTCGGCGATCTTGTATTTGCTCTCGGTCTCGGTGACGTAGGGCAGAGCCTGCTCGTCGTACCACTTCTGCATGGCGGCGGCCTGCTTCGAGGCTTTGTCGGCGGCGGCCTGCGCAGCGGTGGTGTCGGCCTGCAACTTGGCGAAGGCTCGTTGGGCCGTAGGAGTGTCGAGCAGCTTGATCTCGTCCTCGGTCGCGCCCTGTGCTTTCAGAAATTCTGCGTAGGTCATAGTCCTCTCCTTAGCCGTTCACGGGTGGGGCTTGCGGCTCTGACGGCTGCGCCCCTTTCATCATGCCCATCTGTACTTCCCGCATAAGATTATTGATCTCCGAGATGGGCTTCGAGGTGGCCGGGAAGTTCTGGGCAATCCAGCGCAACCCCTGCACCACCTGAATCGTCATCTTCGATCCCTGCTCCAGCTTCGGGTTCGGCGTGGCTGAGGAGGGCGAGGCCGCGACCGGCGAGGTCGGAGCCGTGGGGCCTCCCGGAGGAGGAGGCATCGTGGGGGAGGCGGCAGCCATTAGACCTTGGCCCTCGCCTGCTTGCGGGCTTTCGACTTGCCCATGAGAGAGCCCGCCATGCCCTTGCCGGCACCTTTGCCGAAGGGACGCTTCTGGCCGGATTTGGCTCCCATGTTCATGTCGGATTTGAGGGAGAAGCCGTGCTTGCCCGCTCCGCCGACTTTGAATCCCGTGCTGCGTCCGTAAGCCATCTGTGGCTCCTTTGAAAATGGATGGGACGGCGAACGGCGCGTCCGTCCCTTACCTCGGTTGATCCTAGCTAGGAGAGCCCACCGCAGAATCCGCAGCGGTAGCTCGTTTCCTGGTTAGGGACGGGTTACCGCTTTTTGCCGCCCTTCTTGTGCTTTTTGCGATTGGCTACGGGGCCGAAGTTGTCGATCATCAGGTTGTCCTCCTTCCTCAGAATCAGATTCCGCCGGGAATGACAAAAGGCTCCTGAGAAGGAGGTCCACAGTGGAGGATAGGACCGCTCTCAGGAGCCTTTCGTAAGGGAGCGGAGACCGTTACTCCGTCTCCCACGTCAGAATCTCAATCACATATTACGCATACCCTTGCCTGTCGAGTCAAGGTTTATTTTCGCCGACTCCTCGCATTGCAGCGCGATCGGCGCGCCTTGGGCGAGATGGATGATGATCTTTCCCGTGACGTGCTCCTTCGCCAGCTCGTCGAGAATCGAGAGGATGACCGGGGGGCTGATGCGCCCGGAGACGGCGAACGCCCGCTGGCGCACGATGCGATGCTGCTCGATGATGGGCTGGGTGGTTGTCGTGGGGCCAATGGTCGTCATACCGTCGCTCCTCCGCCTTCTGATTGCGTGATGGTCGATGAGCCGTCGGTGCGCTGCTTGAGGGCCGGGGCTTGGTTGCCCGACGCGGGGCGGCCTTCAGGGCCGGACTTGCCGGGGGCGGGCGCACCGGGTTGCGAGGCCAGCTGATCCACGCCGATGGCTTTCATCCGGGCCGCGAACTCCAGATCTTCCTCCTGCTCCTCGCGCCACTTCTCCATGACCGTCGAGCCCTTGATCTGGCCGTAGTTCGAGACGTTCCAGGCTTCGGCAAGCGTTTGGGAGTCGATCTTGACGCCAGCCTTCTTCAGCTGGATCAGGCCCAGCTGCATCTTGAGCTGCGTGATCTCGTGGACCGAGTGCGGCGTGACCATGAACTTCAGGTTCGAGGCGAACATCCGGCAGCGCTTAATGATGTCGTAGGAGGAACGTTTGGGCTCGGCTTCGGTGCCAGGGTCCTCGCCGGGCATGTGCGAGGGAACCAGCCGCGCCGGGTCGTAGTCGAAGGTCTGACGGCTGAGGTTGTCGTCGCCGATGTACTGCATGACGCGGGCGGTCGGGAGGTACTGGAGGATCAGGTATTTCACCTGGTTCGCCATCTCGCGGATCGGCGGCTCCATCGAGCGCGACATGTCCTCGACGATCGGACCCATGGCGGTGAGGAGCTTTTCTACGTCCTCGCCCGACATGCGGGCTTTGGCCAGGGCGAGGGCATCCTTGAGCGCGTGCTGCTCGTCCATGGTGTTGGTCAGGTATTCGAGCCAGGTGAAGTCCGTCGCGTCCAGCTTAATGACCTCGGGCGGAATCGGCATCTGAAATGGCTTGTCCACCTGCGAGCCGTCGTAGCCGCAGCGGGCGCGGGGCTGCATGGGGTCGAAGGCCTTAGCCTCGCGTGAGGAGACGGAGTTGATGTCGTAGGCCAACGGCATGTCGAGCTGCACGCGCTTCTTGTCGGCCATGCCGCGTTCCTGCTCGGTGATGGTCTGCTGGATGTCGTAGCCGTCGCGCACCATGGAGAAGCCGAGGGGCTCCCATGGCCAGCGGTCGGTCGAGAACGGGATGCCGTCGAAGCGCCCATGCCAGTTGAAGGCCGGGCCGTCGTACATGACGCAGGACTCGGAGGAGATCATCAGGCGGCGGTACGGGTAGAGCCGCGCGTCGTTCTCGTCGGCCTTGCGGGTGCCGCCCGAGCCGTCGGGGATGTCTTGGCCGATGTATGGGACCTCGTAGTACCAAGTGGACCCCGGTTCGCCCATGGGGATCATCTGGGCGGTCTTTGGGTTCGTGCCGGTCGTGTTGCGCGTGAGGTCGATGACGGTCGTGTAGCGGATGGGGATCATCAGGTCCGGGAGGTTCGAGGGGCCGGAGGATGTGGCCTTGCCGAATACCCGCTTCCAGATGTTGCCCTGAGCCGAGCGCCGGATCTCCGGTGAGTACCAATAGAGGGAGGTCGTGGGATGCAGGCGGTGCTGGTAGAGCGGGAACAGGGCATGGGCCATGAAGATCGGCATCTCGTCGAGGATCGTCATGGCGTAGGCCTTCTGGAAGTCCCCACTGGCAGGAAGCTGCGTGGGGAGCACCGACGGCGCGCCGTAGGTCAGGAGCTGGATCGAGCCGGCACCGGAGACCAGATCACGGGTGTAGACCGGACGTACCCAGCCGGTGCAGGTGGCTGCCGCGTACTGGAGGGCCTCCTTGATCGAGCGGTCGAAGTCCTGTTCGAGGAAGATGGCCCGCGTCAGAAGGTTCATCTGGTTGGCCTCGGAGGCGAAAGCCGGATTGTCCGAGGAGTAGCCCCACAGGGGACGGATTTTTGAGAGCACGCCGACGATCTCACGGATGTTGCGCTTGAGGTGGTTGGTGTTCAGCTGCGAGCGGTAGGTCGGGATGTCGGCGGCCATCAGCCGTCCGGAGATCACGTCGAGCGCCCGCTTCCAGTCGGTCGTGCCGCGCTGGGTGCGGAGCCAGGAGAGGCCGGTCTCGGTGCATTCGTTGATCCAGCCGAGCTTGGTGGATTCCACGGAGGCCGCCATGGGGGCCTGCCACTGGCGATAGGGCGAGATGGATTCGTCGGGCATCAGCGTGGCACTTCTTCGTAGAGGACGATGCCGTGAACGGGGTCGGCGGTGGCCGTCAGGCGCTCGAAAACCCGGATGCCGGTGCAGCAGGTGACAGCGCTGGAGGGGGAGTCGGAGGGGTCCGGCTCCCATGACATTTCTAAGTGGGGAGGAGCGTCGTCATGCTGTAGGGCGAATACCCGGAGGTCGCGGGTGATGCAGCAGAGGTTCACGATAGGGCCTCCATGGTCAGGGCCAGCATGTAAGGGGAGACGTTGAGGGCCTTGGCGAGACGGGTGAAACTTGGCAGACGAGGATCCACCCGCGAGTTCTCGATGCGATAGTAGTTCTGGCGTTTCATGTGCGCCCGCTCGGCGATTTCGCGCTGGCTCAGGCCGTCGAGGGTGCGCCAGAAGTAGAGGGCCGCGCCGATCGAGAGGTTGTAGGAGCCTTTGTATTGGCGCGTCATAGCGACTCCCCCAAGGTCTCCTCGGCGTTGCGCGGCTTGTCCATCTCCCGCATTTCGAGGAACGCCCGGTCGCAGATGAAGCGCTGGCGGTACTTGGCCCGCTTCTCCTCCCGCAGTTGGATATAGGCCCGGATGAACTCCCGCTCGTACTCCGTGGTAGCCGAAGATGCCAAGGTCGAGTGCAGAGAGTCGATGACGCGCCGCCGGGCCGCTGCCCACGCCTGGTCGTCATGCTCCCACTCGCGGTGCTGGCGCTCGTAGGTCTGTTGCTGAAGGGCTTTCTGGAGCCGGTCTACCTCGTCGAGCGTGTTGGCCTCGAAGCGGTCGTAGCCCTGGGGGCAGAAGGAGAAGTAGCACTCGTCGTTCGGCGGGAGCTGGATGTCGCCTGCGGCATTTTTGAAGTAGTAGAGGTGAATGGCCATCTCAGCAGGTCCTCCAGTAAAGCCTGCTTCCATCCCAGACCTTGGCCAAGTGGCTTCCCTTGTGGCCACGAGGACGGATACACCGATTGGTCTCCTGCGCCCAGCGCCTGCGACCCTTGGAATCCTTTCCTATCCGCTGATGTCGAATACGATATTCGCAGGGGCATTTCATCAGCGCCACCTTTCCAGATCCGCCGTGGACGAATAAAGCATGTCCTGAATACTTATAGCATGTTCGCCCGAGGATTTCGACGAGAAGGTGTGGCCCGTGTAGCGCTCGACGTTGACCGGCGGGAGGGCGGAGTTGGCGGCGTCGGTGAAGCGTTTCTTCGAGCGCTCGGTCATGGTCTTGATGTCGTTGACGATGATCTCCGAGATGGCCCCGGCGAATAGCCCATCGTCGTGCTCGCCTTCCTCGTGCTCCTTTTTCTCCTTGCCCGAGGCCGTGTAGTGGACCTCGAAGTGTTTGCACTCGTCAATCAGCCACGGGGAGTTGATGACGTACCAGCCGTTCTGGACCGAGTGGACGAAGGAGTCGATCAGGATCGGGCGCGACCAGGAGTTGGTGTACCAGCCGAGCTTGCGGGATTTCACTTTCTTCAGGTCCTTGCCGTCGTAGCGGATGAAGGCGTGGAAGCGCGACCAGCCCATCTTGCGCATCTGCACCTGCGCCACGTCGCCGACCGAGGCAATCTGCTCGATGCCGACGATCGGCTGGCGGTGGGCAGTCGAGTCCTCCATGAAGCGGGCGTATAAGGCGGCGATGCACATGATGAACGCATAGGCCTCGACGTGCGAGACGTAGGCGGAGCGGAACTCGGCGACCTGCACATCCGGCTGGCCCCGGCGCTGAGCGGGGGCCGTGACGCAGATGACGGTCGAGTCCGCCCCCATGCCGTTCGAGGTGTCCACGCCGATCGAGTAGTCGATGCCGGGGGCGGGCGGGTGGAACACCATCAGCTTGCCGTTCGCGTAGTCGCGGAAGGCGTCGGGCTTGGTCTTGAGGGAGTTGACGAAGGCCGGGTCGTGCTTCAGCGGGATCAGCTCCCAGCGGTAGGAGTCGCCACGCGGGGAGTTGAAGACCACCGGGAGGCGCTCGCGGGGATGGTCGGGGGTGCCGTAGTCGATGTCCTCGGGCGGCGGCTCGTGGTGGTCCTCGATGGATTGCCCGGAGAGCCCGTAGACCTCGAAGTCGGGCTTGGCACGGGTCTCGACTTCGACCATCGTGTCGTGGCCGAAGACCGATTCGCTGCTACGCTGGAGGGCTTCGAGGTCGTCGCCCGCCATCTCCTGATACCAGATGGCCTCCATGCCCTTGGCCTTGTGCTCCTCGTGACCGACCTCCCAGAACCACTGCTGCTCGATGGGCATCCGCCAGCCTTGGCCGAGGTGGCGGCGCAGGAGGGGCGTCATGGCGATGTAGGCCTCAACGCGGGCGACATGCTCGCGGGTGTCAGGCAGGCGGCGCTCGTAGAACCCAAGGGGCACGGGGCGCATACGCAGCCAAGAAGGTTTGGGATAGAGGTCGCGGCCGATCACCCACGGGAAGAAGATCGGGCAGAGGCGGCAGGTGCGGGTCGGCCAGTTTTCTTTCGAGTAGTGCCAGGTTTCGGCCCACCAGCCTTCATCTCCTTCTCCAGTGCTTTCAAGGATTCCGAATATCGACGGTGAAGCGTGTACAGCTTTGAATAAAGACGCCTCAATTTGCTCTTTGGCATTGGTGAATGAGGCACACTCAGATAGGTGGTACAGAGTAGGCGTAGAGCCTCGCGCAATTCCAGACATCTGATTGCCGTGCTGTACGTATACACCGGAGTTAAGTTGTCCAAAGGTCAGCTCTCCTTGCTCGGTCTCTACCCGAGAAGTGTACTGGGGCCGCAACCAGATCGGCAGCCGGTCGTAGCCCATCAGAAGCTTCTTGGCCATCATCTTGGATTTCTGCCGGTCGGCGGAGGCGATGATGGCGTTGACGCCGTTCGAGAAGATGATGCGGAACATGATGAGCAGCTCGACGAGCGTGGTCATGCCGAGCTGCCGGGCCTTCAGGATCATAATCTCGATGGCCGCGTCGAGGTCTTCGAGGTCCGAGATCACATCGAAGAGAAGCTGCTGGGCGAGGCGGAAGCGGAAGCGCCGGATGACGCCTTCCTCGTCCGAAACCCAGCCGTAGCGGGTGACCGCGTAGGCCGCATCGCACTGCACCATCAGCTGCTCGTTGAGCATCCAGTGGGCTTCCTCGGGGGAGAGGTTCTGGGTGTCGATGGGGAGGCCCGTGGGGCCGTAGATGTACTTGTTGCCACGGGCTAGACGCTCCTCGAACTCGTCTACCTCGGGGACGGTGCGCTGGAGGAGGGAGAAGGGAGTGCCCTGCTCGCGGAGCATCTGCTCGGCGATGGCAATGCGGCGGTCAACGTGGCGCTGGCAATACACTCAATGACCTCTCTGCCCATACAGCCATATCCTGAACATCGTGAGCCTAAGAAGTTCCTCGTGGGTGATGCTGTGATAGCCATCTGAAGAGTCATCTAGAGCTACCAGTCCTCGCTCGTCTGAAACGATCACGATAGCCTTCGGGTATTTCTTCGTGGGCGGTATATTCCAACATTGAGCCATACTAATCCTCCTGATCCCCCGCACCGTCTCCGCCATCGACCTCCACAAGCTCCCCCTCCGCCTGCTCGATCACCATCGGCACCGACTC